GAAATAGCTAAGCAATTAGGTCAAACGATTAGAACTGTCGGCAGCCGATTCGCTGAACTGTTCGCAATCTTTGATACCGCGACAGGTGGCGAAGGTTCAGCCGTTCAAGGATTAGAAAAGGCGCTTAAAGCACTTAATGCTGTCGCACAGGCAACCGCTAAGGTTCTTGAAGTTATCAATGTAACTATTCAAGGCATCGTAGACGGGTTCCGCGATATTGTCCGATGGGGAAGCCAAGCAAAACAATTCCTCAGCAATCTCAACCCATTCGGAGCGCGTCAATCATCATTTGATGTACCCGCTTCGAATGTGCCTATGACTTCTAATCTCGGACTTGCCACAGGTTCGGCCAATTACATCACAGTTAATGGCGCTATAGATCCTGAAGGCACAGCGCGAACTATAGTCGGCGTACTGAATAACTCAAGTTATCGAGGAACGCTAGGCGGAGGCGGAATCATCGCATGACCGCTTTCACCCCGTCATGGCGCATAAAAATTCAAGGTACGGAATACACAGACGTAACTTTGTCTAACCTTTCAATTACTTCTGGGCGTGAAGATATTTACCGACAGCCGGTCGCCGGATATTGTACGGCCGAAATAATTAACTTTAACGCTGAACCCATAGTCATAGACGTAAATGACGGAATAAGCATTGAAGTATTGGATTCTAATTCTGCCTATGTGCCTTTATTTGGTGGGTTAATTTCAGACTTAAACACAGAGATAAGCTCTGCCGGAAGTGTGGATTTCGTACAAACGATTAACATCACAGCGCTTGGCGCATTGTCTAAATTGCCCGTTTCTCTTTGGGAAGGTTCTCTCAGCCAGGATTATGAAGGCGACCAGATTTATGAAATCCTTTCTAGCATTCTGCTTGGCCAATGGAATGAAGTCTCTCCATCCGTTACTTGGGCTACCTACAATGCTACCGAAACGTGGGCTAATGCCGTTAATCAAGGATTAGGCACAATAGATCAGCCTGGTAATTACGAAATGGTGGCTCGCTCAGCTAGCGCTATAGATTCTTATACTTTGGTGGGCGATTTAGCAACGTCAGGTCTGGGTTACATCTACGAAGATGCCCAGGGTAACATCAACTACGCAGATAGCACGCATAGATCTAGTTACTTGGCAGCCAATGGTTACACAGAGATTTCTGCTGGTGCTGGATTAGCCGTTGGCACTCGCATTATTAAACGTTTAGGCGATATTCGTAACTCGGTAATTATTTACTCTGGCAACAATTTCAGCGATGATTCAGCCGACACAGATTCCGACTCTATTGCTACCTATGGAACCCGAGCTTTCAGCCTTAACACATACTTAAAGAATAAAGCCGATGCCGAGGCGCAAGCGCAAGAGTATATGTATTTGCGAGCATGGCCACAGAATCAACTAGGCAGCATTACGTTTCCGCTAACTAATCCTAATCTCGACGACACAGACCGCGATGCTTTGCTTAATATTTTTATGGGAATGCCTATCAAGCTGACCAATCTGCCAGCCAATATGAATTTAGGCCAATTTGAGGGATTTGTGGAAGGCTGGACGTTTAGAGCCGGATACAACACTCTCAGCCTTTCTATTTTCGTCAGCCCAACCGCTTTCAGTTTACGGGCGATGAAATGGAATGACGTAAGTGGACTAGAGACCTGGAACACAATTAACAATACGCTAGAATGGGAAGATGCGACCATAGTCGCCTAAAGGAGAACGCATGGCAACGACGACTAATTTCGGATGGGAAACCCCAGACGATACCGACTTGGTAAAAGATGGCGCATTATCCATCCGCACACTTGGAAGCTCTATAGATACTTCCTTTGTAGATCTAAAAGGTGGCACTACTGGTCAAGTATTGGCCAAAGCCACTAATACCGATTTAGATTTTACGTGGGTCGCACAAGACGACAGCAACGCTATTCAGAACGCTATCGTAGATGCTAAGGGTGATTTGATTAGCGCAACCGCAGCCGATACCCCAGCGCGCTTAGCTGTCGGTACAAATGGACACGTTCTCACAGCTGATTCAAGTACTTCAACAGGCTTGAAATGGGCAGCAGTTAGCGCCCCTAGCGCCAAAGCGTTCAGAGCTTACCGAGCAACAGCACAAACTTTAACTTCCGCTACTTTTACAAAAATTCAATTAGCGACAGAAACATTCGATACTGATAATTGGTTCGATTCGACAACAAATTATAGATTTACACCACAGACAGCAGGTTATTACCGTTTAAGCGCAAATATCACATTTAACGCATCAACGCGGACTATTGGCATGATTTATAAAAACGGAACAGAAGCATTGAGATTTATTGATGGATACCCAATGTATAGTGCCAATGGTACTGACGTATTTTATATGAATGGTACAACTGATTATATTGAACTTTACGCCTATGTTACTGGCGGTTCTTTACAAGTATTAGGCGATACTACATGGACTGTTCTTTCCGGCGAATTTATTGGAGCGTAATTATGGCAAAATCACTTGTAGAAAAAATTGTCGAAATCTATCCCGAGTTAGCCGATGAAGGTTATCGCGCATTTGAGGGAAGAATAATCGCCGTTCAGGATGATTCAGACGGAGAAGGCGCATATATTGCTGTTTGGAATTACGAAAAACCTATTCCTGATGGCATGAAACTTGGTAAATGAGTTTAGCGACTGGAAATTGTGCCGATGACCGCATCCCGACGTGGGAAGATTACGACCCCGAAGCTTTCTAAGGCTGCCCAAAAACTACGCTCACAGATAAACGCGACTTATCCGAAGCGCGATAAATCAAGTGATGGATGGATAGGCGACACACGACATCAGGCTAGGCCATCAGATCATAATCCTGACGCAGCTGGCATGGTGCGCGCGATTGACGTAGACGCAGACCTTACAAAGAAATACAAAGACGCATCATGGGATTTAGCCGAAGAACTTCGCCTAGCTGCTAAAGCTGGCGAAAAGCGCATTTCTTACATTATCCATCATGGCAAAATTGCTAGCCCTCGCATGGGTTGGAAGTGGCGCACTTATAAAGGCAACCCTCACGCGCATCACATTCACATTAGCTTTACACCATCGGGCGATAATGACGGAAAACCCTTCCAAGTAGAGAGCCTAAAGAAATGAAACTAGACGCTAAACAAATCATGATGGGCATAACTGGCTTCCTAGTGTGCTGGCAAGCCACTAATTTCGAGTTGGACTACAGATCCATTCTCTCAGCTGTCGTAGCTGCTGGGTTATCAGGCGCGAACGGAAAAAAGAAGGCATGAGCGTCGGGGATTGGATTGCCGTTATAGCCATCGCTTTTACAGCGCTTGGCGGTATTACTGGCATCGTTCAATTCCTGGTCAAACACTACCTGGCAGAATTGCGCCCCAATAGTGGGTCAAGCATGAAAGACCAGATTACGCGCCTAGAGCAGCGTGTGGACGACATTTACAAAATAATTCTCAACAAGACGCTATCCTAGTATCAGCGTAGGGGGTTCAGCATGGAAGAACAGACACCAAAAGAAGATTTCGTCCTCATGTCCGAACCCTTAACGCCTATGCTGACGATGGCTGTCGAAGCGCAGCGATTACTTCAGGCATATCTCAAAGCCGGATTCACACGCAAAGAATCATTTGACTTAGTATTAAATCAAATGCCAGAGTGGACATTTCCAGGGCAAGTCATTATTGAAGAAGATGAAGAAGTAGATGATGAAGAAGATGATGATTTATGGGAAGATGTTCCTGACGAAATGGAAGATTACGATTAGACTTGTTATTGTTCCAGACCTCCAGATTCCATATAATCATCCAAAAGCTACCGCTAACGTTATTGCTTTTATTAAAGCCATCAAGCCGGATGCCGTCGCAATCGTCGGAGATGAAGCAGACCTGCCCATGCTCTCAAAGTGGGAAGCAGGTTCGCGAGGCGAATATTCAGTCAAATTACAGTCAGACCTTGACGCAACTCGTAGCGTTCTCGCGTCTATTCGGAAAGCTCTAGGCGACGATAAAAAGATTCACCTCGTACGATCTAATCACACAGACAGATTCGACCGATACATTGAGCGTAACGCCCCAGCGCTGGCAACCCTCAAAGGCTTGAAATACACCGAGCTAATCGGCATTAAAGATTTAGGCATTACCTGGCATGAGCAACCAGGCCTCATAGCCCCTAATACAATCCTGGCTCATGGCGACGAGGGAAGCCTTGCTCAATACGCCGGAGGCACAGCTGCCAAACTGGTCGAGCGCATGGGAAAAAACGTAGTTTGCGGACATACTCACAGGCAGGGCATTATATGGCGCTCTACAGGCCTCAGGGGGCGATTAGAGCCACTATTCGGCTTTGAGGCAGGTCACCTTATGGCCGTCAAAAAAGCGGCCTACACACGGCCTCTCAACGCTCCTAATTGGCAGATGGGATTTGGCATGCTGGAAGTCTCAGGAAGCTTAGTAAATCCAATATCTATCATTATGCGACCAGATGGCTCATTTACCTGGGGTGGCAAAACCTGGGGTTAAATACTTGACTTGCCCCCATCCTGTGTGAAACCCTGTGGGTAACGGATTTCGCAAGGAAATCCAGACAGGGGCAAAAAATGGTAGATCTAGATATGAATACAGGGC